ATATTATCTTGGGGATGTAAAGGTATTACTTTTCCATCTTTAGTTACTATTCCATCATTTAATGCAGGAGACACTTTATGGCTTGTTAAAGATCTTATTGCCCCTCCTACTCCTGAAGATACAGTTTCAGCTAATCTTCTACCACTACTTACTGTAGGTGGAATTGATGGTGGCCCTCCGCCACCACTGCCAGGGATATTTTTTTTAATCTCCAATAAATATAATACCATTGGATCAATAACATTTGTTTTTATTAACCCACCAACTAATTCTTTGTAGGATAGTATGGTAGTTTTATACTCATAATGATATGCCACCATTGGATCTTCGAAGTTTTCAGTTAAAACCCCATCAGCGGCTTTTGTGTATAGGTCTATCTTCTTCTTATAAGCAGCATAAAATCCCATTATAGGCATCAATAAACTATCATCTAAGTTCATCTCAGTAAAAGTAAATATACTTTTTATTTTTAATCCTAAGTCATGTATAGTAGCGACAAGCATAGATGCTAAAAACCCTATCTCTGCAGAAATAAGTCCAGACTCTCCAGCCATACCTATTGCACCTAAAGCAAAGGAAGACAAAGGGTCCTTTTCTTTTATATCTTCACTTAACTTAGACATCTCTTTGAAAAAGTCTTTTTCTATCTCGCCTTTAGCCATATCTTTTACTAACCATTTCAATAACCAGATAGATAAAGGACGTAATAACTGAGCTAAAAAGTCACCCAAAGGTTTAAACATTAGTTTAAATGATTGCTTAAATATAGCGTTTACTGCTTTAAGATGTGTACTTGCTTCAGAAGCAAATTTATAAATTCCTTTTAATAAGCTTACTACGCTTTTGGTTAATTCTAATGTTTGGTTAGCAGCAATTACAGATAATCCTAAGGATTTTTTTGAATCATTTACGAAGTTAGTAATACTATTATTACCACCTTGCCCTTGCTCTTGGTTAATTCCACCTTTAACATTTAAATTAACATTTATCTCTGCCATTATAACACCTTTGAATTTCTATACCCATGCTTTTCTTTTAAATTTCCTATTTCATAATACTTTTTCAGTATTCTTGGTTCTTCTTTATCCATTTGGCTTGGAGAATAACCGTACCTATATGCCAACTCTTCTTCAAATATTAGGTCTAGCTCTCTTGGGCCGATAACCCCTTCAGAAACTAATACCTTCTGCACATCATCAGAGGATTTGAAGAAGTCCTCTAGTTTTTTGATGTATCACCTATACCATGTATATTTTGTTCTACCTGTTTAATTATGGCATTATAATCTTCTACAGACATATTATCTAATAGCTCGCTTGTTATTGTGCCATTAGAGAGTTTACACAAAAAAGCTTCTTTAAACTCATCAGCTTCTTTTATTACTGAATTGTCTCCTTCTTTCATACGCTTTTCTAAATCAAGTATCGTATAAGTATACTCTTTTTTATCTTTTCTTAATATTGTTCTAAGCTCATGTTCTTTTCCTTCTATAGTTATTTTCATCGTATCACCCTTATCATATTAAAAATACTAAACTATTGCTGCTCCTGTAATATAATCTGTTGCAACAAGATCCTTTACAATTATGTTTGTTAATGTCTTAGGAACATAACTATATTCCTGAACTACTCTAGTATTTCCTAAATCTATTGCGTCTCCTACGGCTTTTAGGTTAACATCTGCCATTGTAATGGTTACTTCTCTTTCAGCAGTGTCTGCTCCGCCATTATCTGCAGTTAAAGTTAATGCTCTTGCAGTTCCTGTTTCAGTTCCTGCAGCTGTCCATGTATCTTGGAAATCATCATATACTGTGAAGTCTTCAAATACTAAAGTAAATGATCCATCCATATTAATTGCACCATCAGTAATTGCTCCTCTTCTTCTGTCACCAACTTCAAACTCGTCTGTTCCAGGATTGTTGTTATAATTAAAAGCAAAACTAGTACATTTTATTTCAACACTATTCCATTTAATAGTACCCATATATGAAGTTAATACGTCACTTGTGCTTTGTGTTCGTGTACCAACAGTGTCTGCTTTTTGTTCTGAAGATCTGCCGTTCCAGTTAAAAGTTCCTGTTAATTGACCTGCAACATCTAAGTTTAAACTCATATCAGATACTTTACACCCAACTGCTTCTTGACCTTTATCTGTTTTAATGTGGTATTTACCCAATGAAAAACTTGGAAGGTCTGTTGTATCTAATGAAGTCATAGTGTGTGTGTATAACCCTGCTGCAACACTTCCTGCATCTGCACCTAAAGTATAGGCAATCATTCTTCCACCTTGTAATTTACCTGTTAAACTCCCAGATGCTGAGTGTTGACCATAAGTGTTTTGGTTATTCTTTCTTGAACCTACACCATGGTTCTCTTCAACATTTTGTTCGTGGTTTATACTACCAGTAGCATCTAATAATAATAAGTCGTCTGCAATATCAGCTGAAACTGTGCCCCATGCTGTTTCCTCATAACCTAATTTAAAAAAACTACTATATCCTGTATCGTATGCCATTATTTATCACCTTTCTTCTCCTTAATTTGTTTAAATCCTCTATCTTCTAAGTATTTAATATCATCTTTGTCTTTAACGTCAATATAACCTTTAACAACATAAGCTTGTGTTCCCTTATCTGTTAAGATCATATACTTTTTACTTGTACTCTTCCTATATAATTTCACCTAAATCGCCTCGTTCCAACTTGTTAGCTCTAATTCTATTACAGTAGTAAAGTTGTCGGAATTTTCTTCCCTTTCCCTACCTGAAAAATATTGTGTATCCTTATCTTCTATTGTTACTTGCTGTCCAGAGTCTCCATAAGCCACTCCACCTGGGACTGAATATGACACATTACTACGTATGATACTTTTTATTTCTTTTTCCATTAAATAACTATGGTTCTTACTGTATTGTGTCCTAAACTCTGTTGAAATTCTATATCGAGTTAATCTTGCTGCATTACCTACCGATGTTGCAGACGCATTAGAATTCCTATCATAAACAATTACTTCATCTAGATTAGCTTGGAATGGGATAATAGCCCTATCTTCATAACGCTCTCTAAACTCGGGGGTTCGTGAGTTAGTCTTGTCTGCATCCCAATTCGCCTCTAAGAGTGTTTTTATTAATAAAGCTCCGTCTATCATTTGCTCACCTAAAACTTTTTACGTCTATAACTATATTCTATTGTGCTTATCTGTTTGTTGAAGCTATCTCGCTTATCTTTAATAGCTACGTCGCCTATCTTTATGTTCCCTATATAATCATCTGAATCGATAAGATTCACCGCAGTCCTCAAGATACATAATAACTTAATATCCTCTGGAACTGTTGACTCCCCGTATTTATAAGTTAGTTTAAATACGTTCTCCCCATAATATAAGGGTTTAATGTTTATAATGTTTCGGTCGTAATCAAAATAGTAGTCCCCGTCACGACCCTCAGTTTTATCAGCAATGAAGTCTGTATAAGTCTCGGTTGTACTATTCCAATTGTTTATTTCCCAAGTAGCATCAGCTGTTTGTAATGGAGTATTATCTACAAAGATAGTTAACCACCCATCATAATCTAACTTATCTACATCAGCATCATAATATTCATCAGTTACAGTATTAACTAACCAACTTAATCCAGTATAACCATCAATTAGCCCTTCATTATAGTTAATGAAGTTAGCTACTGTGGAATCTGTTAACCTTGTTGAATTAGCAAATGTAAAACTTGATCCAAACATAAACTCTGCAACCTCTTCAGGTGTACAGTAAGTCGTACTATATGCTGGTAATCTAATATAGTAACTAGTGTCTGTTTGATATACTTCATAATAAATCTCTTGGGATTGGTAACCAGTCTTAGTTACTGTTATCCTGTGAGTATTATCATCTGTATCTAATGATATTGCTGCTGCTAAGTTCCCTGAAGCATTAGTTGTTCCAGTACCTGCTGAAGTACCATCGGATTTATACACAGTTACTGTTGCAGTTGCTACTGCTGTTCCGTCTTCGTCATCTACTTGTACATTAAAATCATATACTGCCATAATTAATCACTTCTATATCTATCTATTACTGTGTCTATTGCGTTTCTTATAAACGGATGCGGTACTGTTCCTTTTTTAGCTATTGATTGCTGTACTGCATAAGCTATATTCTTTCCTTCCTTTTTACCGAACTTGGTTTCTGCCCACTTAAGTAATGGTTTAATAGGCATCCAGTGAGGTTTTGTTCCATATTCTACGAAATCTGCATAAGGAGCATCAAAGCCCCCAGATACCTTTTCAGGATACTTTCGTATATTACCCTCACTGCTTCTCCATAACTCACCACTTACAAAGTGTTTTCCTTTCTTAAGGTTTTGTTGTGCTTCTTCAATTATCTCTCTTGCTAAGAATTCAGCTACCACTAATGGCACTTCTTCTATTGAATTAGCATACAACTCAACCATCACATCACACTCGGTACTGGTCTAAAACTCTTTAATAATGTTTTCCACTCGCTTTGTAATTGTACATTAACTTCACGCCACTGAGTGTAAGGTTCACCCTTTTGTACTTGTTCTGATTCGCCTTCTTTGCTTAAAGTATAACCTGTCACTTCATCAAAGGATTGTCCTACAACCCTAGCTACTGCTGCCATGCTAGTCCAAATAACCATCATTCTTTTAACTATGTCAGGTACTGTTTGCTTAGTAACTAAACTTTCATCTGAATGATCCATTGTTAACTTATCAACTGTTATATGTGTTGAATCTGGTAGTGCAGTTACTTGTGCAACTTCTACCTTACTGTCTAAGCCTTCAATCTCAACATAATCACCAACTGCGAACCCTGCTGAACTGTCTACTTCCATGTTAACGCTTGTTCCTGCACTAACATCTGCTGCTAATTCAGTCTGTGTTGTTGTTGGATTAAAGTAACAATAATCGTACTTAACCCTAACTAGTTGCTGTTCGCTTGATTTAGACTTAAATGTGTTAGTTTCAGCATCAGTGGTAAGCCATAACACTCCAGCGTCTTTATCAAGCCTACAGTAGTCTAAATCAACGTCTGTGCCATCAATATTAACTGTTCTTAGTTTAGTTACAGGCTTGTTTCGTAATAATATTCTTTCGTTGCCTGTGCCGTTTAGTTTATCTATTACTGTTTTAGGGGTAAAGGATGTGTTTAAATAGTTCTCTACGGCATACTCCATCCTTTCTGCCAACACAGTAAAGTCATACTCACTAATGAACTTAGTAGTTATCCCGCACGCACCCCTTACTTCCTTTACTGATATAAATCTAGTAGCCATATGTCACACCTTTATTTTAATCCTAACCCTATTTCTAAATGTACTTTGTTGTCTTTATATTTAAAATTTACTATGTCTATCTCAAACTTATAGATCCTAATGTACAGGTTTGGAACCTGTGGTAAAGTTGTTAAGTTTATATCAAATCCAAATGCTTTTGTATTTATCAACATATCATATCACCTCATAAACATCCTATATCTATTTTTCTTTCTTTGCAATCCTCTTTGTCGCACCTCGTATCTTCAAGCTTTTGTATTACCTTACAATATTCTTCTTTACAACTCTCTAGTTGTAACCTGTCCTCAATCCATAATCGTTTGTAGTTTCTTATGCCAAACCATTCATGAATCTTACGAATCATAATATTAACCCCACCACTAAAACAGGTATTACTTGCATACCTATTAAACTAAAAGCTATTGCTACCAACGAACTTATTACCGATGTGGTAGTTATTACTCTTGTTTTAAATTTAATAAAATCCTCCCTAGTGGATTTTAGCTCTTTATGTAATAAACCCATGTTGTCCATTACTTTCTTTGAGTCTTCCATTGTGAACGATTGTTTAGTTTCCATTCTTGCTATACTTATAGTATTTGTTGTAACCTTATCTGTAAGGCTATCCACCTTCTCGTGAAGGCTATCTATCTTTATATCAAGACTCATATCTATCACTGTACTATTGGGCTGAATTTAAAATCTCTTAGTGTAGTTCCATCATCCATATCTAGAACACACCATGCTGAAGATGTATAAGTTGCATCTAGGCCTGTTCCTGCTGATACACCATCAACGAATAACTCCCATTGTCCAGCTAGTGTTCGTGTGACTTTAATAGTAACCTCTACACCAACGCCACGTGTGGTTGTATCTTCTACAATTACGGTTGATGCTCTTCTTAATCTAACAGTACCATCATCACGGTAAGAAATATTATAAGAGTTTGCATCACCTAAAGCACCATGTTTAGTATCGTGTATGAATATTAAAGTGCAAAAGTTAGCAAACTCACGATTCATCTTACATTCCCAAGTACCAAAAGCCTGTGTGGAAGGTCTTGAACCTTGTGTTCCTCCCGTAGAGGTAGTGATTCTTTTAGTTCCATCCCCACTTCCATTATCCTCTATTGTTGTATTTACCCCGTTCAACTCCCAATCAGTATTAGACAAGTAACCAGTGGATTCGTTAGCTACTGACTCGTTCCAGTCTTTACCGTCTGCATAATAGTTTAATTTTGATTTAGCTTTCTCGTATTGTGTAACTGCTTGCATATCATTAAACTTAATATTATGGAATTTAATCATATCCATTGAACCGTCAAAGTTTACATCAAGAGCAGAATAATTTCCTATATACATTATTCCGGCATCTGCGTCCGCAGTGCCTGTTGGAGTCACACTTTCAGTTAATCCAGCAGCCACAGTTAAACCAACACCATTAATATAGATTGTAGGATTATTATCTGTTGAACTTGAATCATAAGCAACTATAATGTGTGTTGGTGTGTTTAATGGTACAACTGCGTTATCAGTTATCCAAATCCCGTCATCCCCACTAAACTGTTTCCTAAAATTAAGTTTAATAAATCCTGCAGCCTCACTTGCTTTAATTAAATAGCTCCCGCCTTTTTGGTATATTCTTCCTAAACTAGATTCACCATCACTTCTAATATTAAGCCAGCATTCTAATGACCCACCAGTAGAATATAAAGTTTGTAATGAAGCATCATCTGGAATTGTTAAATATGCGTTAGAACCATCACAGTCTATCGCTTTACCAAATACACCGTCTACTTGTTTAATATTTCCTACTACTGTTGCGTTATTGCTATTAGCACCTATATCAAGTACTGTGCCGTTGTTAATATTCATATTCCAAGCAGATACTACACTCTTTTCTATTTCCCCCTCAGACAAGAAAGTCTTTGTAGGAGTTCTATCATAATGTCCTGATTGTTTTTCTTCTGCATACCATTGAGCGATTTCCATAGGAGATAAAGATACATCCTTTAAAATAATAACTTTATAAACAACACCATTAAGATAATCGGAATCTTGTGTAGGTTCTCTGCCGATGTTTGCAGAAGTGTCTGTTCCTGAATAAGTAATATTACCACTTCCAGTAGTTCCCGTACCTACCGATAATCCATTTAAGTATAATGTAGCTACTCCATCAGCATAAGTTCCAGTAAAATAAGTTGTCTTGCCTTCTATATCTGCAGTAGCATAACTATAAACGGCTATTGCTGTGCCTGTGGAGTTTGTAGTTAAAAACCTTATATTTGTGCCATTATCAACATCAAGACTAAATCCACCTGCAGTTGCATTTTGGAAGTGGTGTTTAAATATCCCATTATCATTTGCATCGACATCATTATATTTTGCAACGGCTAACACAGTAACATTACTTCCAGTAACGGCGGAAGCTATTCCTGTTCCTAAATTAACATACTGAGTAGACCCATTTAACTTTAGTCCCTTACCTTTTGGAGAGTTAACCCAAACTGGAGACCCAGTAGCTGTTCCATCATTACTACTAGCTATGTCTGATAAAGAGCCATTATTATAATTATATTCTGCTACTATGTTTGCTTTATATTTTTCTAGTATTTTACTCATAAATTCAACTCCCTAAACATTTTCTCTTGCAGCCACTTAAGTTGTGTTTCAGATAACGCTTGACGCATAAAAAAAGGAAACTTCATATAACCATCATAAAATCCAGCTGGACCAATAACCGCACCTATCTGGAAGTTTTGTGCATTACTTATATCCCCCCCTCCTGAAATGTCTACAGGAGTTCCAGGTTCGCCATCAACCCAAATTGTACCATATCCAGTATTAATATCTATAACTAAAGCTACAAAATGCCACTGGTTATCTTGAATAGAAGCGTTGGGTGCACTGATTAGTGGCCTATAAGAATCATTAAGTCTAATATAACATCTTATGCCTGCTGTGGAATGTTTATGTAATGACCATCCAACTCCAGCGCCGTGTGGGTCTGTATTAGTATGCTTGTTAAATATTGCTAAAAAAGAAGCATTTTTTGGCATTTTTAATAAAGCACCAACAGTAAAACTACTTGCACCATCCCAATTAAAGTCCGAAGTATTATTACATTTAAGATAATCTCCACCATCAAAGAAGATTCCATTTTTTTCTAATAAAGTAGGATAAGTAGTAATAGTAGAACCATCGCCCCATAGGATTTGATCAGTATTAATATTTCCTAAGTTAGTAGTTACTTCGTTAGCACCGTCATCATAATGTGTTCTTAATGGTAACCATAACTCTGAATTCTCTGGAGTCGGTTCAGTAAATGTAATATTAGATGAAATATCATCTATTTCTCCAGTAGTAAGCTCTTTATCATAAATTTTACAATATAGTATCTTGCCATCTGCATAAGTAGTAGAATATCTACCTAACCACACAGCATGTCCTTGCTTTTCCATAGCAACATAACTGCCTTGGCTAGCTCCTACACTTGTATCATCTACTCTTGCACCATTAAGATATATTTTTAATCCTGCTTCAGTTCCAGAACCATCATAAGTTGCTGCTACATGGATTACTTTACCCTCATATCCAGTTAAAGCCGTATTATATGCTCGTGCAATTCTACAATCCGCAACACTTTCATCATGACATTGAAAGTATATCTTATCAGTGCTTGCAACATAAAATAACCATTCAGCATCAACATTGTTAACACCCTTTGATGCAATAACAAAAGAAGTAGCATCAGTCATGTTAATTAAAGCCTCTATACTAAATGGTTTATCTGTTAAACTATCACCAAAGCTATATCGTTTTTCATCAGATAACTCAGCATATTGGTCAGTACCATCTAAAGTAATGCCATTATCTACTGCTGGGCTATTGTATAGAGTAACACCGTTATCTGCAACGTACTGCTCATTAATGAACTTCTCTACAAAGACCGCGTCTTCTGCCTTAATTCTTGGGTATCTTAATGCCATTTAATCACCTATATTACTGATCTGCTTACTTCTCTCCAATATGTGCCGTCATATACTAACATTAATGTATCTCCAGCTGTAGCTACAAAATCTGCCGCTCCCGCTAATTGGAATTGTGCACCTGCACCGGCAGTTGCGTGTTTAACTGTTGGAGCTCCATCAAACTGTAATATTATCATAGTTCCAGCTTGAATGCCTGTCGCACTTAAAGTGTTAGTCTGTACTGCACCAGTTACATCAAAATAGTTTCCATCATGAGTAAAAGTAGCATCGTTTGCAGAAGCAATATCTGTGCCTTGAGCACCTTGGATCATTCTACTTGCCACACAAGATTGAACTGTGCCTGTACCATCTAATCTCAAATATTCTGTTGCAGAACCGTCTTCTGTAACACTGTGCCTAGTAATACCCTCTTCACTGCCATTTGTTGGGTCTTGTACCTCTGTTAAGATTTGTGCATAAGTTGACTCGTTATCCCCGTCATCTCTTGCGTTGAAGTACCATCCACCAATAACATCTCCATCTGCACTTGCAGCAGTATCTCTTTGGATTACATGGTTAGTGTTTCCACCAGTGTTTTGTAATCTAAATCCACCACCAGATGTTGCTGTATAAGCGTGTAAGATATAATTTGCATCTGCTGTTATCCCTGAACCTAATCTTAATTGACCTTTATAATCAACATATGCGTGTTCTACTGCCCCCGGGCCTGCACCCATGTTATCTTGAAACGATACAATCTTTGAGCCAGCATTAGTTAAATCAACATCCGCACCTAAATAAACTCCTACTGCTGTTGCTCCATCGGCTTCAGTACCAACTATTCCTAAGGCTGCTGAACTTGCACCGGCAGGAACAATAAACCCATAAGCTGCGCTTCCATTAACTGCTAGGTTAATTACACCTGGAGAACTAGCTCCTTCTTCAGCACCAGTAGATAAAATTATATTTCCACCTTTGTGGTTTCCTGTTCCACCAGAACCTGCATCGCCTGCTCCAATAGTTAAACTATGTCCATCTTGGTCTTCTGTACCACTAGATCCCAATGCAATACCCTGCCAAGCTAATGACATATACTCAGTATTATCGGTGTCCGGGTTAGTAACACTGTGAATAAATAAAGTAGGGTTAGCTGTAGTTGCATGGTCAAAATCTTTGCCTAAACCGTTAGCACTATCACATACAACTAAATGCCTTCCAGAGTTTTCTCCAATATACAGTAATAATTGATCGTTAGCTGAATCAGTTTCTAATCTTGAATCTCCTGCTGCTTGTCCACCAAAACTTAATATTTTATTGGCAGCAAATACCATATTACCATTAATAAAAGAAGTACCTTGAACTTCTAATTCATCAGCTACAAACAAATCTCCATCCACCATATCTGCATTATTTGGAGTCCCAGGGCCAACATACAGCTGTGGTTTTCTTAAAGTTGCTCTTCCTACACCCATTATTCCTCACCTTGTGTTAATTTAAATTTCTGTGCTGCCTCATACTCCTTCTTTATCTTAACTACTTGACCCTTAGATATGCCAAGTTGTGAAGCAATCTTGCTAGGGTTATTGTATTTATAGCTAATTATATTCTCTTCCTCGTCTTGTATTTGGATTGGAACTAATAATGCTATAACACTCTCTATAATTGCTTTAGTTAATGGTACTACTTCTTTTACTACTGGCTTTGGCAAAGACTCAATCTCTGCTAAAGTTAAATATTGTGATAACAAAGGCGCTATGCCTTCGTATGTAACCTCATTTTCAGGTATTTCTCCCATTCATATCACTCCTAATAATTCCTCATATAATGTATAGTGTGATCCATAGACCCACCACCATCGTCTGCTGTTGTTATTTTTACCCATCTAAATGCAGTTGGGGCATCAATGATTACCATGCTGTCAGTATCCGCAGGAACACTTGCTGCTCCATAATATGCGTTAGTAACATCAACATAATCGCCTGAGCCATCTCCTATTTCATCAGGATCTACACTAGCGTGTATAGTAACTAATGTGTCAGTCATTGTCATGAACTGTAAAGTTAATTGTTTAGCACCTTCCATGTTAACATAGAAACTTGTAGCAGCCGCTCCCGCAGTAACTAAAGTGCCAGATTCGTATTGCATATTTAAAGGACTAACTTCAAATACTTTCTGTGAATCAGTTGCTAAATCGTATCCATCAGCTCTTGTTTTCAAGTGTCCAACATCTGTATATCTTGCTACTACAAACTCACCATCTGAAACTGCTGTTTCTGCCGCTTCATAAGTTCCACCAACAGCCATTCCACTATCGCTTGCTGCAGTGAATGTTGCACTGTCTGCGTAAATTGCTGCATCCATAGTTGCTAAACTTGCTACTGCTGGATCGTCATCAGCTAAAGTTACAGTTTGTGTACCTGCATCCCTATTGCCACCGTTTACATTAGTAGCTGTACCTGCAACACTTGATAAATCAGTTTTTAAAGCTGCAGTTGCTGCTATAACATCTACTTCAGTTGTTCCGTCTGTTATATTAATAAACCCTGGCCTTGTGTTAGCATCCATTGTCGGCATTGTGTTAGTTCCGTCTGTGATTTGTATAAATCCAGCTCTACCAACAACATCTAGAGTCGGCATAGTATTTGTGCCATCAGTAATATATTGATAACCTGCCCTAGCAGCAGCGTCCATTGTGTTTGCTGTGTTAGTTCCGTCAGTTAAGTATATATACCCTGCACGGCCTACCGCATCCATTGTTGGCATATCGTTTGTACCGTCTGTTATATTAACATTTAATGCCTTTTTAGTTCCAGCAGTCTCTACTACTGGCACAGTTGTGCCATCACCAATAGTTGCGTTAATAGCGTTTCCTACTGCCCATGCTGCACCATCTTTAGTTGTAATATCTACACCTAAGTTTCTAGCTACGGTCATTCTTAAAGCACCAACATCATCAGCATCTACTGAATCAGAAGTCGCTATTGCCATCAAAGCTAAACCTTTACTTGATGCCACAGTGAACTCGTTACTATCATCAGTATATTCCACATTTCCTAATGCTGCCCATACAGACCCTGAAGCGTCAACAGATAACGGAGCATAATCTCCATCAGTACCTACTAAAGAAGTACCAGCATCGTTTCTAACTGCGAAAGTAAGTAATCCACCATCACCTGAAACGTGTTGAGAATCTTCAGCATATGCGTAAGCATATACTGTTGCATCTGCATTAGTTACAATACTATATGGTATCTGTGCTGCGTTAATCTTTGCCCACTCAGTGTTAGCTGCAGTGTTGTCTGTACTAAATGTTTTAATATTATTAATAGTTATGTTATCAGATTCCACATTAATCTCAGTATCAACAAGTAATTGCCAATACTTATAATCAAATGTCATAGCAGTATTTGCATTCGTTTTCTTATAATAAATTATTCCATTAATATAATCTACTGCATATTCTCCGTTACTTAAGTTGCTTAGAATGTCTGCTTCTGAATTCCTTTTCTCAAATAATACTTCAGTATCAATTGCATCACCAGTGTCTATTGCTAAAGAAGTGTTTGAATCTCCAGCACCCCAGTAGTATCCCACTCTAGATCCATCTGTTGATAGAATTGCACCAATATTAGATAAAGATACTTTTCCTGTTGTCCCTGCAGCTCCTGCTGCTAATGATACTGCTTCTGCAGATACTGTTTTTACACTCTTACCTAATAATGGAATAGAAATGTCAGAATAAGATCCACGCTTCTCATCATAATCTGCGTAAGTATAATTATATGTCTGATAATCAGGCACATATTTGTTTAGTTTAACCATGTTATCTTCTCCTTACTGGGATTACATGGGCTCCCAATACCGCCCTATTTCTTCTTAGATCTTGATTTCTTTACAGTTTTTTTCTTTTCCACGTCTGCTTCTTTTAATACTTTAAATTCAATTGCTTCTACTTTTGGTATATTTGTTTTTACTTCGTCAAAGTCTTCAACTAACCCTGAATCCCTATATGCTTGTTTATAGATTTTAGTTTCTTCTTTATCTTTAAACTCTACATTCAAAGTTTCGTTAGGATTAACTGTCTTGAATACCCTATACCTATCGTGTTGAGGTAAGGAGATCTTAACTTTGTCTTTACCTAAGTTAATAAATCTCATTTCATACACCTCATCTACTGTTTAAATCTACTTCAACGCCTGTAATATAAGCATCGTTTTCGGCATTGTCTGCTGTTGTTACTGTTACCAATACATAATATTGGTAATCTGTTGCTACGGTTTCTGTTAAACCTGCTTTTTCACTATCTACTGCTGTGTCTGCTTCAACTGATACTTGAGTAATTGCTCCTACACTTGCATCTGTTACTCCACCTGCAGCACCTGTAACTTTTCTTAAGTCTGCGTCTACTGATGTAACTCCACCAGTTTTTGCACCTACTCCACCAACTACTCTGAATTTGTTAATAACATCTCCAGCGTGCATTCCACTTACTGGAAATACCATTGTTGCTGCAGATTGGTTTTGATCTACAAACAAAGTTCCGTTATCTAATCTTGCTACGGTTCCTGTTGTAGCTTCAGTACCAGCGTTACATAAGATAGTTTTGTGTTCTTTTGCATATCCTGTTACTTCTCCAAATCTTGTCATATGTTTTCACCTCTAAAAGTTAACTTTAGCCATTCCTTTAATAGCTGTTAATGCACTAGTAAATCTTATGTCTCCACCAGCAGTATATGCTGCTACATCCTCAGGAGTTAAATCTGCGGCAACTACTGCCTTAATCCAATCTACTGATGTATATGCACTGAAGTCTAAATCTTTACTTGCGTCTGTTGTTCCTGAGAAGTATATAATACTCCCACCCTGTTGAGGGCTAATCTTTGTTGCGGTTATTGTAGCTCCTGCCATTCATATCACCTAAAAGTTCACCAAAGCAACACCTTTAATTACATTGCTGTTATTAGTGAAGGTTATATCTCCACCAGCTGTGTATGCTGTTGCGTCTTCCGGTGCTAAAGTTGTTACATCTACAGCGTCAATATAATCTACTGATGTGTATGCACTAAAGTCTGCTTTTGCACTACCGTCTAGTGTTACTGAAAAATATATTAAGCTTTTCCCCATTTGAGGAATAACTTTTGTTACTGTTATGCTTGCTCCTGCCATTTAATATCACCTCTATTTTAAAAAATAGAAGAGAAAATATCTCTTCTATGCTATGTTGTCAATAAAACTGTTGAATGCTGTTGATCTCATGATAAATGCTTCATACATCTTTAACATGAATTTTTCAGAATCGTTAGTTTTAGCTAACCTTTCGTAAGTCATGTCCTGTAGTACTCTCATTTCAATATAATCCATATCTAAGAAGAACAATTGTTTTGCTCCTGTAGTGTTAGTCAAATATTGTGATGGGATTACTGGTGTTGCACCTACCATTGTTTCAATAGTAATCTTTGATTTAATTCCAAATGCGATTTCTGTTCCCATTTCACTAGGGGATACTCTGTAAGTATCAATCATGATTCTTCTTAAGTCTCCTAAAGTGCTTGAGTCACAACCTGCGATGTTAGGTCTTCCAGAATCATCGTATGCATATTGTACTGCAGTTTCAATGTCTGCCCATACTAATGCTGCTGATGATTTATCTAATTGGTTAGTAGTATCTTGTAATTCTACAATTCCACTAAATTCAGTTGCAGTTGTTGAAGCATCTCCTGTCCAAATTAATGATTCTTCTTTTTCTTTTAATGCTCTACCTCTTTTTAGCACTTCGTATTGTTGTGCGTTAGGAGCTGCAGGGCTGTTAAAAGTTTGGTTATAAACTCCAGTTCCTTGAGGAGCTAAACCTTCAATCATATAGCTAGGCATTGCTGCTTGCATTTGACCTGTTACTCTTCCTACGCTGTACAAATATTTAATTGATGTGCTTGCTCTGTCTTCTGTATCGTCTACATCAGTTAAAGCTGCGTCTTCTGCTGCTGTTACTGCTGCACCTTTTGCTGTAATTATGTTGTAGTCTGCTGTAGTTCCCATATTACTTACTCTTGGTACTAATTCTGTCCAAGGAGTAAATTTTCTGCTTTGGTCTACAATTCTTGAGTCTACGTATACTGGTACTAAAGCATATCCTGCTGTTCCTGCTCCACCGTCTGTAGTTGTTAAAGCTTTCATGTTAATATCTCTAGTTTTGTTTAGTTCAACTCTCATGTCGCTTTTCATGTTAGGGTTGTAGTATGCTGTTCCTTCATCCATTAATCCAAATGAACTAACGTATGCACTGTTTAATAATGATCTTGGAATATTCATATTTCCTGTTTGTCCTTCACTCATTTTCCTCACCTCTTAAATACATCTAATGGTTGGCTGATTACTGCTTCAACCTTAGATTTTGTTTCCTCGTTTGTTTTTAACATTTGTTCCATTTGTTCCATCTTTGATTTAAAGATCGGTTTGCTAAGAATTTCATCAAACTCTTTGCTCTTAGCTTCTAAATCGTTAACCTTTGCGATTAATGATTTTAACTCTTCTGAAGATTTCTTTTCAGGCATTTTTTCCTTATCGTCCTCTTCTTCTTCGTCTTCTTTCTTTTTGTCTACTTTTTTCTTGTCTTCTTTCTTTTTATCTGCTTTCTTTTCAGTATCCTCATTCTTTGTTTCTTCTACAACTTCTTTTTCTTCTGAAGCTACAGTAAAAACGTCTGATAAAGATTTCATTTCTTCTTCTGATAAAGTATCTTTAACTTTATCTAAAATAGATTTGTATTCTTCCTTCATATTTTTCACCTCAATTAAATCCAGTTCTTCTTCTTTTAAGTTAGCAATAGCAGTGTTACTGGTTATATCATCAAAGTCCATGTCCTGTAATGATTTAACTGCTACAGCGGTAAAACTAGCATTATCGTTTACAGGTATGCCAGTAAACGCTACGTTAAGTAAGTTTATGTTGTCTAAGTACCTAATACGCTTTTCTTCCTTCTGTTTAAAATAAAATACAGTTGGAATATAAGCGATAGAAAAAGCATCAATAAATCCGTCTCTAATAGAATTCTTTATTTCGTTGTATCTAGGATGATGTTGGTTTAGGATAGCTTTTACCCAAATGCCCTTGTCATCTAGTTTGTGTTCAACAATCTTAGCAATAGGAGTTTTGGTTTTGTTTATTTGTTTCTCTAATAAAGAGTCTCCCTTAAATGCCTCGTGCTCAATGTCAACCTTTAAAGTCATGTTATCCATTTGTTTTGCCATGTCCACCATGCACTTCTTGGTTACAACGTCATCATAAGTGTCTAAGTCAGAAGTAGTAATGTAGCCTTCTACGTAATCGTTGTCTACTGATTTAATCTCTGTAAAAAATAAATAGCTTTTAATATCAACTTTGTCCCTTAGGTTTTGAGATTCCACCCAGGACCAGAATTTCTTTACACCTTGTTCTTTACCGTACTTGCTAGTAAATGTATCAAGTATCTCTTGATACCTTGGTTTTAACGGCATCAATATAAGTAAGAAGTTGTTATATATAAACCTTTGGTTTATTCTCTAACTACAAAGGTTAAGTAACTATTACAATTGACGTGTCCCGGGCTTGACATGTAACTCTGGCCCTTGTATTTGAATGAATCGTTAATGTCTATTCGCTTACCAACTAAAGCTTTACAAATCTCTGCTTCAGGTGATGGGTTACTCCATATCTTGTCTACCTTTTCTCCGGATTGCATCCAAGCGTCTAACTCGCCTTGGTTATATGCTCTATTGGATTCTGTTCTTGCGATAGCTCTTGCACGTACCTTACCAACCTTCATTACCTTGCCTACACGTTCAGACATTTGTGATACTGTCTCGTTATTAAGTACAGCTCTCTGTAACTCTTGTCTTAGATTGTTTTGTATATCCTTTTCCATGCCCTTAACATTGTCAAATGTATAGTTTTCTAAAAACTTGTATCCAGTCTCGTTAGGTAAGAAGTTACGGTTAGTTTGTTTTTCAGTCTTCTCAATACCACTTAAATAATTTGATCGTACTAAGCCCCTTACAATCTCAAAGATACCCTTCAATGAAAATAAGCCAGCAATACGTTTAATGAATGAGTCATCAATTGCCTTTATCTCGCTTATAGGATGGTTGCCTTCCTTAGCCAATAAATCTTTGATAACCTTATTAATATTAGTTATTTGTTCTTCAATAGCTTTATCAAAAGGTTTGTATACTATCTCGTTATCTCTTGGGTTAGTTGGTTTATCAGTAGTAGATGTCTTCAGTTCTTTTTTTTTTGCTTTGATGTTAACTGAGTTGTCTGAACCCATACCGTTGTCGGGCATGCCAAATGCGTTACTTGATGGAGCTCTTAGTGATTCCCCACCCTCTATCTCATCCATGCCTAACTCTAGCCTTGCTTCGTTAGGTGTTATTAGACCAGTCTTAATGTCGTTCCAGATAACCTTTCTTTTAGAGATTTCCTTTTCAACATCGTATCGGTCATAAACAAACTTAACTTTGTTCTCGTATTTACCTTTAATCCAAGGTAAGTCGTTAATTATAAATGTGTTAAAGTTGTATTCTAGTAACTGCACTAATGGGTTAATAGTCTTTCTCTTGAATACGTTTGACTGAATTATTTCAGTTGCTCTGTTGCTTGAGTCTGTGAATCCTAACTCTGAAGGGGTAATCCCAAACATAGACCATACTAACTTAGTGAACCATTCTTGTTGTTGTAGTAATTCTAACTCAGCGTTACTAAATGATAGTCTTTCAAATGTACCTTCAGTATTGATAATAGGCATCTTATGGAATGCTCTTCTCCATTTGCCGTCTTCACCTTTGGTTCTATTAATCTCTTGCCATTGTTTACTGAAGCTTCTTAGTTGCTGTTCGTTAGCTCCAATCATCTTGAATACACCCTTCGGCATATTGTTATCTGTAAAGTATTCTAAGTTGCTTTCTAACCCGTACACTAATACTTGTAACACGTTTAATAGGTTCTCTACTGGTGATCTCCCATATAAAGAATCTGATCTTGGGTTACGCATCATATATACGATTTCGTTCCTATCAAAAGGTATTGGTCTTGCACCTGTTAACCAACCATATTGGAAATACGCTCTTTCAGCAGGTAATACTCCATAAGGGTTTGAGTTATTTAGGAAGGTACCACCGTCTTTTACATACATCTCTAAGAACTCGCCTTTTAAGTTATGCACTTTCTCTATAACACCAGCATCTATTTCTTCGATGTCTCTTATTAGCTTACTGGTAAATGCGTCAAAAGGTTCCTTGTTATGATTTGGAGATGTAAAAAAATCATAAGTATCTTGTATTATATTATCAGGCACATTACTATCAGTGTCTGCGTTAATATCCCATTCTAAAGATCCAATCTCATCACAAATGGTGTTAATAATCATAGCCACATAATTAGTCTGTGCTAGTCTTCTTATTTCAGGTATATTCTTATTTAAAGGATATCCGAAAGGAGGTTTGTATAAGAAGTCTGGAATAATAGCTTTGTATATATTTCCCGTAGGGCTTACTGCATAAGTAGTCGCATTACTAGCAGGGTAAGCGTTGTTTACATAGCTGGCATAACCTGCCTGTAATCGATTTGATAAGTCAGTCATAAATATAATAGACGGAGGGGACCGTCTTTCGTGTATATATAATTTTGGATATTATAATAAAGATGTTGTTATATATAAAC